TCTAAGAAGCCTCTTGCCAACAGTTCGTTATTAAGAGTGTCAGTAGAAAATTTAACTAATTGATCAACTGTATTTTTCATAATTGTCTTTTCTCCTTTCGCCCTAATTTGCCAAACAAACTAATTTATAAGCAACAGTTCTTTGAGTATCAATAGCACCGCTTCCTATAGAAATATAAGAAGTTGCAACTAATTTAAAAGAAAGAGCGCTAGCTGTTTGGGTTGTACCCCAAGTCAATTCATATGATGCATCAGATGCATTCGCATATGTATTGCCACCAATTGCATTACTAAAACAATCGCTAGTCATAGTAACAATATCGCCTACTTGTGGTTTCATTGCAGCAAAAACTGTTGCACCGACATTATAAAATTTACGTGGATCGTCATTCAATCCAGCATATTTTAAAGTACCGTCAACAGTTATAACCTTTTCAGGTTGTGCAGCCATCCATAAATTGCTTAGAGTTGAACCACTTAAACTTGGCGCAGTTACATCCCACACTTCATAATAACTCGCTGTTCCTGCTGTATTTTGTGTATCTAGTCTAAAAACATTTCCATTGTCGATGTCAATGGCTGATCCAGCCATAGCAAAACGATTCCAAGCATCAACATTAGTAGATGCACAAGCATTTTTTAATAAAACACCATGATCTGCCATACTATAATATCCTCCTTACAAATTTTTTATTTCATCCCAAATTGATTTTTTTCCCTCTTGGGAAACAAATGGGAAGCCATATTTATGTTTTTTATTCTCTGAATTTTCATCAGATTTCTTTACCGCATAATTAAAAGCGTCAGCTTTACAAGAATTTCTCCATGCATCTATAGTACTCAAATTATAATTAACTGACTTTTCTTTCATATCGGTAAGAGCACTATCTGGAATTTCAACCGCATCTTTAATTTCAGCTAAAGTAAAGTCAACTTCACGATTAAACTTCTCTTTTTCTATGTCTTCTTTGAAAACTTTTAATTCAGCATTCTCAGTTGAAAAGCTTTTGTTAGATTCTAGTATTTCTTTAATTTTCGCATACATCAAATTGATAATAACTGAGAAATCTTTCTTTGTATCTTCTTTATTAAATTCTGTTTTAATTAATTCTTTATCTTCTTCTTTTCCAGAAAACACATCAAGGATTTCATCTACTTGAACTTTTTTATTAATAGACATCTCTATATCTTCTCCAACTAGTCTGAATCCGCCTCTAATGACTTCTTCTTTAGAACCTAGATCAACTTTTGCAATGTTATCTTCTATGACATATTTTGCACGATAGGTTTTTGATTCTTCTGAATCATCAATATAAGCATACTGCTCATCATAAGCCATTACCCAATATCTACGGTAATCATTTGAGCCATACTTATATGAAGCTAAAGAATTATTCAATATTTCTGTTATTTGAGCAGAATTTAATGAAAACTTTACATCTTTATTATTCACACTATTGTCATCCTCCTTTTTTTGTATAATAGAATCATCTGCTTCATCATTTAAATCATCTTCAGCAGAAAAATCTTTGTCTTTTTTTACCCATTTATCATCTATAACTTCATGCGTCTTTTTAAAATTAGCAATAGCTATAGCCCATCCATTTTTATCCTCATCAACGCCGATAGCATCGGCTTGTTTTGCAATTTCATTGGCTTGCCCTAAAGTAATAGATGGCTCTATGCCCTTTAATGCAGGATTGATATCCTCTAATTTTTTATATGGCATATTATCCTCTCCTTCAAAATAACTTATATGCTTTGAATCAGCATCATTTAACAACTGCAAGACATTAGAAGACCAACTTTTACCTTCAATGCTTCCATATAACATAAAACTTATGTATGAATCAGATGGCATATCTTTGTCAATATCATTAAATTTCTTACCGGAAAAAACTTTACACATATGCCTTATTTTTGTATCATTTGTTTTTTCATTATTGATAAGATGTCTTGCTAACGCCAATGATATTGAACTACCACCTCTACCATATTCATTGTATAAATCAAGCCCTTTAGATGCATTCTCCTTTACAATATCAGGAATGGAAAAATCAATATCGGAATATTTGTAAGAAAATTCTTTTAATAGCGCTTCCTTATACTCTTTTGCAAACTGGAGAACAGTAGCGCGAGCTAAAGGAACAGCAGGAGAAACTTTGCTTCCTAAAATAGTAATTGCCTGATATTCAAAGTCCAATAACTCAGTATATCCATCTTCCCTGTCTTCTATTTCAAAAACAATAACTTCAACGCTTACTGGTTTATCCCCATCTCTCTTAAAGAAACTTAAAATTTTCCCAGAATATCTTTTCCAAACATAAGCATTTACAGAAAGCATTATTCTTCCATCAGAGAGTTTCTTTTCCGATATTTTAGATGTTTCAGGAACAAATCCACATGGAACTTCATTTTTATCGTGAGTTCCAATATCATTATATAATTCCTCAAACTTCCATACTAAAGGACAATTTTTTATAGTTGAAGCAGTTTTACGTAATGTTTCTTCACTAACATATGTGTTGTTTAAATTTTTGCCAGATGAAAAAAAATCTAATTGCAAAATACTAAAGGATGATTTTGGATCTTCTTTTACCATTGACGCTCCGCCAATAGCAAAATTAATTTTATTTGTCAATCCTAACCTCCTTATAAAAAAACGAACTTACTTTTTATAAAATATATTAAACATCCTTAAATAAAATGGCATTTTTTTTAATGCAACTTTTAAATTGTCAGTATCGGCAAAATAGTAATCATCATTATCTACTGACAATAAAGGAAGATGTTCTTTATATATTAAAAAATTAGCCATTGCCTTATTACATTTATATCTTTTATTAATAACTTTATAGTTTATAAGCATATCTTACCTCCGCCTACAAAATCACAAAATCAGAAATATTATGATCAAATACCATCCAATTATCTTTATAATTTTCTCCTTTATCTACAAGTAAGAGACATTGGGACGTTACAGGTATAAGATCAAGCATAAATTTCTGCAAAAAAATATAAGTAACAATATCTTCCTCATCGGAAGAATCCATTATTTCGGAAACAAGAGCTTCTAAATCTTGCATATAATCTAGCATCTTATAAAAAAATTCCAAAGGCGATGAATAATCAGAATTGTCACTCATAGTTTCTGGATAAAATGTTAAATTATTTCTGTCTCCTTGATAAGAAGATATCTTATCAGCTAGTTTTGGAAATAAATGAGCCAATTTTTCATGAAGAATTTCTTCGCTTTTATTCATAGCAAATTTTATAGCCAATATAGACATTCCTCTATCCGCTATTCTATTGCCTTCAAAGCATTTCCCTACTATTTTATCCAGCCCATTATTCACTTTTTCTGGAATTAAAGATCTCATGTCTTCCTCACACTATATTACTTCCCAGTAAATTTTATCATTTTCAGCTAATACGAAACTAGCAGATGTATTGTTACTGATCAAAAGGATACTGCCAGAGTTATAAACATTGTAGCTTACCAATGGACTTCCTGATCTCAATAAATTAGTTTCGAACCAAGTTATACCAGTTTGTCCAGTGTTAATTGAAACGGCACTAGCACTCACTTGAGCACTGCTAACCAATACGCTACCAGTTGTAGAAGCTTGAGCCTGCAAAGCTTGAATTATTGTTCCTAAAGAAACATCTTGGTTGGCTCGCATACTTTTATTAATTTTTGCTGCCTGAGCATTTGTTATACCCATATTTTTCCTCCTTATATTTTTGCTTTAATTTTTTCCACCACGACCAACGTTGTTACCGTTATCCCGTGTGTCGCTAGAACTCAAATCACTATCAGATTTTTGAGGTCTTCCTTTTTGTTTATCGCTCATTTGAAATCCGCTTATTATAGGCGTTAGATTATCAACAAAACCAGTAGCTTTTCCTTCTTCTAATCTTCTTGAAAATTCAAATGGATTTAAACCAATACTTGCACCTATTTCTTGCGGTAAAACGATACCATGGTCGGCTAATGTCATATAAGCATTAAGTCGCCGTTCACGATCATTATAAAACTTAGTCCCCTCAAAATGAACTTTAAATTTATATTTTTCTGTCAACTTATTGACTTGATAATTAATAAACTTTTCAAAATCTGGATACAAACATGTCATTTGATTTTCGTCAACATTTAGGGATAATTGACTTTCAATAGCATTAGGTCTAACATCTGATGTAAATATTAAATTAGTATTAACCCCAGATGAAGCTAATGCTGTTTTTAAATAACTATTGTATACATCGTTTTCAGCATCAAATCCAATTCCTTGGACATTCTGAAGAGGAACTGCCGCAACTTTCAAAGCCTCTCCAACAGCACTTTTTACAATTGATAAGAATTCACCTAAATTTTTTGCAGATATGCTGAACTGATCTTTTACTGAAGCAGAACTAGTCTTATTGAGTAAGGGAATTTCCCCCGTAATCATTCTTGAAGCCACTGCCATATTTATATTCTTTTGAAGTTCCCTCATAATAGGTTGCTGCATTAAATCAAGAAATAATCCGCTGTAAAGAGGAACACGTGTAGCACTAATAGGATTTAATTTCCACGCCCACCCAGTATTAACATCTATATCTTGCCAATATACAAAAGAAGACATTCCTCTATCTTCTGGAGGCAATGACGGATTATATAAGTTAGATTTATTTCCTCTGAAAACCTCATTATATTTTTCTTTGAAAAATGAAGGATAAAAATCTATATCTACTCCAGGCAATATAAACCAATACATATTAAGCGAGTATAGCAATCCATAATCCCATCTTCCAGTAATCATTGTATAATCTACGGAACTTGGAAGCTCTTGCAAAACATATTGATCCCCGTCAAATCTGGGACAACAGAAATATGCTTCATTTCTAATAAGTTCTTTTACAACACTAGAAAACTCTTTACGATAATCAAACTTATCAATAAATTCTTTTAATTTATCAAGATCTTTGTTATACTCGTTGGAAGTATACTTAGAATATTTTGCATTTATGCATTCATATGTCATATCCCAAGCAAGCATATTGCCCTGATAATCTAATAGTTTTTTATACAATTGCGACTGTATTTCAAAATCTTGACTAAACCCTTGAAGCATTTTCTCATTTGACTTAGGGGCTTTTAATGCTGCTGCTAATTTTTCAGAAGTAGCTGAAATAGGATTTAACGTTATATCTTTGAATCTTTCGTTGACTAAATAAGGCGTCAAGTAAGTTGTTCTTCCCATACCAACCATAGAATTTGCAAATTCTAGAACATATCCAAGCTGTTCTTCCGTTATCAGCAATTCGCCATTGTCGCTTGTTTTCTTTTTAGCTGGCAATTTTTTTCTCCTTTCATTTTGATAAAAATAAAAATTTTTATAAATTGAAAATATTATTATAAATTTATGTTGATTGTATAAGATTTAATATTATATCTTCTTCGCCTAAGAAAATATCATTCTTTTTATTTTCTATTTTTGTTAAAAATAAATTTTTTTTAAGATTCTGTTAAATTTTATAAATGTCATCATAAAAACCATTTTTAACTTTATATACCGTTTCATTGCAAACATTGAAAGTTTCACATATATCTTTTATTTTTACATTTTTATTTAATGATTCTCTTATTTGCAATACGATTTCTTTTTTTGTTATTTTGGGATGGTTCCCCTTTTGTTTAGATAATGACAAATTTTTTCTATGGTTTTCGGAAAATTCTTTGCCCTTTCTGGACATAGACATTTTTTTCTTAGTATCTTCAGACATTTTATGTCCAATCAATATTTCGGATATTTTTTTCTTCGCATCTTCAGAATGATGCTTTCCCCACATTGGATGATTTTTACCAGAAAAATCAGCATGATTTTCAGATATTTTTATTTTATATTCTTCAGAAACCGAATGCCCCATTAAAGATAAAGATATTTTTGTTTTTGTTTCTAGAGAAGTTTTGTGAGTTAATCCAAAACAACCCATACCGCCCTTGCTTAAATTATATCCTACATTAGGATTTGCAGAGTCAAAGAATTCTATCCAATATATTTCTCTTTCACATAAATAATCATGATTTTCAATTCCATCTTCTAAAATTTCTCGAAAAAAGTTTTCTTTTCCATATTTTTTAATAGCATTTTTAAGAAATTTCCCAGAACCAATATAAGTTTCTCTAACCCCACAATATTTTCCAATATATATTATTCCATTAATTAAATTTGTAGTTTTATAAATAAACATTTTACTCTCCTATAGAATAGCTCCTAATTTTATTAAACAGGCAGAAAATATCTAGGAATATATTATTCATTTAATATATCGTTGCAACAATTTATTAAATTTATCTGCCTATCTATAACTACTAGTTTTTTTCATATACCACCATTTTTATCAGGCATCTAAGTTGTTTGCACTAATCGTATAATTTCATTGAATTCGTCCCCAGAATCTTCTCTTAATAAATCTTGATCTAACAAAGATGCATAATATGTTCCATAAACTAAACTACTAAATCTATCTTTTCTTGCTCCAGGAATTTCTGTTAATTTAAGATTTCCAGCTACCATTGTCATTGAAAGATTTATACATTCATTAATTAGTAAAGAAGTTTGTACAAATGGCGCTATAAACCAAGCCCTAGCACCAAGGTCTTCTTGATCTAAAAATTCTTTATTATAAGTTGATTTAATCAAAGAATCTTCAGCTGTAGATTCATCTACTAGGAACCCAAACAGTTTCTTTTGTAGTTTATCTCTCATCTGCACTGCCATAATAGAATTTGACTTTGATGTAGCCGAAATTGGAAATATATTTGCAATAGCATTTATACCAAGAGTTCTTTTTGATAATTCTTCATAAGTAGATTCATCAATTGCGGAATGGTGCATTATAGTCATCGCAGGATATTCAATTCCTCTTTCTGGATCTTTTGAAATTTGCCCAATGGTATCATACATTGGTAAACCTCCACCTCCCGCCCCAACATCAAGAACTAATACATCTGCGTCAAAATCATAAAAAATCTGTTTAATTCTTAAACTTTGGGAAATTGAATCAACACCAGAATATGATTCCATATAAACTGCTTCTATAAAATATCCCCTGTGAGTAGGTAATAATCTTAAACAAGTAGTCACAGATAGGTCATTCATCTTTCCACTTCTTTGCGCAACATCACAAGATAATATTCTTATCTCTCCATCACTCTTTATAATATTATATGGATTTTTTTTAGGATTGTATGTTTCAATTCTTTGAGGATAAAATGCCTTCTTAATATTTCTTGCTCTATTAAACATCTTTAATTTGAAATATGAACTCGCGCTTTCTCCCCAAGGAATATTATAATACTCCTCTAATGCAGTAATGCTATCCATTTTTGAAATTTCGTTTTTTATTTGTCTAATAGTCTTAATATTATGCCTAATTGAAACAGCATAATCAATTGCAATGAATCCAGAAT